CAACGATGTTGTTAAACTCTGTTTTCTGATCAAGTGGTACTAAACGAAATGAAGCTTAGGCTCATGGGGAAGTACCATGAATTAGAAAGACTTGTGAACGAAACTACAGGTGTAGTGAGGCCAAAGCAGAGTGAAGACATTGTAGAGGTAGAGGAAAGTCAATTTAAGATGATGGACAAAAGCGTATCACTACTATCGGAACTATTAAAGTTAGCAACACCTGATCAGAAAACAGAGTTTAACAACATCGTTGTTAGTACGATAAAATCATGGGCTATGTATGATAATGAGAGTACAAATGTAACCGAGAGTGACTTCTTTCCAACAGTGATACGATCACCAAATGAGAGTGAATTCCAGTTAATTAAAAGGCCAGCCATTTTAACACAATATGGAGCGGATAAATTATTATCAGAATACATAACTTCAAATGGAGCTGTAGGACTATCAAAAGATGAATTCAAGAATGCTTTCTTAACAAAGGATATGATTGGTAAACGTACGATTGAAAACGGCGAAAAGTTCTGTGAGATCAAAGGTGTGAAACTTAAGTTATCTAGTCCAAACCAGCCTGAACTGGGTAAATTGGGGAGCGGACCGAGTATGGCTGATTATGAATGTGGTTTATCATATACTGAATCATGGGTAACACGATGGTCAGAAGTGAGAAGGTATACGCCATTCACTTTATGTTCGAGCTATCTAACTTGGCTGACAACGCTAAAAGCAATAGCTACGACATGGGATGTGTGCATATCATACGGCATTGAGTCATTAACAATTGGAATCGCATATCTCGCATCAGAATGGGCTTGTAGAAAGTGCTTCAAGAAACTACGCTCTAGTAAAGAAATAGACATCATGGGCCTACTTAATGCATGGATAGCGAATGATAGGTCATTTCAAATAGCAGATTGGATGGATAAATGGAGATCACGTAAGCAATATGATTATGTTACAAGTGACGATGTTGGATATGATGAGATATTAGATGTTGGTATAGCAACGTGGTCATTGTCAACGTTACAAAAAGATGAGAAGGTCAAGGTTGCACAAACAAATATGCCATTCGTTGAAACGTCTAGAGTAGCCACTGCAGGTTATCCAATACAAGACGCGGCTTTAACAACATCCGGGCCAATTAGGATGTTCATATGCTTTTCGATAACCTTAGAAATATGTGGATCTCAACATTTAAATGCTATGAGGCATCATTATCTGTCAGAATTGAAATATTTAGGCAAGCGCCCTGGTAGATGTGGTAGAGACTTATCAAAATTGGTTGTGCAAATGGGAAGGCTATTATTATCAAACGTAACTATGGCAGTGCCCAAAACACTGTTGATACCTGAGTCGGATATGACATGCGAAGTAGACTTAATTGTGAAAAATATAGTTGACGATTACGCGCAATCCGTGTTAGCACATAACTTAGGTGCAGTCATATCAAATTCTCAAGATACTACTTTATATAACATTGCAAAAGCTTTATCGCTTAAGGACCCAGACTTGGAAGCATCAATGATGTCGATATTCAATGAATATTTAGCAAATAAAAGTCAGCGTGAAAAGTATGTTGTAACACAGTACAACACTAAATTGTTGGACGTCATAACGCATATGATGGGTGCGGGGTCAGTCGAAGGATACGTCAGATCGTGTAAGGCAACAGTTGCTGTCTCAGCTTATACATCAAAAATGAGGCGAAAGGTAATTGAAGACATAGATTCAGATGCTCCAAAAGAAATCGATGAATATCTATATAACATATATCATGATATAGTGACTTCAACATACGCGATTGTGCCTGAGATGAAGGATTTATATATAGCAATGAAGAAGTTATCGACATCAAAATCAGCGGGTGGAGACAAAGTTAAGCTATATCTAGATAAGTCAGAGATAATTGGAGATGGGAGCACGCAAGGTGCGGACTCAATAGTATCAAATAGAAAAGATATGATAAATATAACGTCAGCTGAAGTGATAACAGAGCGCTACATGAATGTTAAACCGGTGGTAGGGAACCCATTCCCGGTTGGCTATAGATCAGTGCCAGCTAGAAAAACGCGTATCATCTATAACTTGCCATACCCAATGCAACTGATATTGAGCAATCTATATACAGCGATGAAGAAATATCAGGGTGATGTTAACATACAAGGTTATTCTTTGGCTAATAAAATCGGTGTACCGGTAGCGGATATGGTGAATGAGTTAAACACATCGATACGGTTAGCACACGATAGTACACTAATGTGTCTTGGTATAGATGCTTCAAGTCTAGATCAGCACATTGGCTCATCGACACGAAAAGTGTTATGTAACGCTATAGATAACAGTGAGCTTGGTAGAAATGGTTCACCATCAATAAGAGCGGAATTAGGTAAAACTTATGGCGAATTATTGAAACAAGTGCTGACATCATGGGATGACGCATACTATGCAATAACTATAGCAGGTGCACCATATATACTAATAAATGTTGACACACAACCATCCGGCGCATTAACAACTGCAAATGATAACTCAATTACAACAATGGCCATGCTTAACATGATATCAGATAAATTAAAACTTCCCATATTACATAAGGAGGTGTGGGGTGATGATACGTATATACTGATAAAACGTGATTCGACAAATCCTGCGTTTGGTAAGACTCAATATGACATAACATCTGCAATAGATGAATTAGGAAAGTCTGCTGGTCAAGTGCTGGGCACAGTTAAAGACTCAACATCTGGTAGGGTTGTAGATTATTTGCAAAAGAAATACATCGGTGGCCAAATAATAAGTAGACGTATGGCGTATGATCATGAAACTCCTGTATTGGGTAATAACATGCCAGGAGTTATAGGCGAATACTTAGATAAAGCACGTGATTTAGCCATACGCGGTGGAAATGCACAACTGCTTAACATGCTTCAAATTCTGACTATAGCGAATGGCGCAAGAATGACGGTATTTGGGAGACAGGCGTCGGTTGACTTCAACACGATGGCAGCTCCTGGTGGATCAAACAACAGATTATTCACTGGGTTTAGCTCGTCAAATTCAAAGCTATATTTACAATTAAACATGGATTCTATTTTCGGGAACGTGATGAATGGACTTGCAGACAACAATACAGTTGAAATATTCTCGAGACCACGGTTAGAACAAGACTCAAAGGTTGGGGCAAGAATATTAGAGAAAGTAATGGAACATGAGAAATCACATGTAACGACAAAAATTGTGATAGGCGGTGAGGTGATTCAATCAAAGACACTAAAACAATTGATAACTTCATCGAGCGCGAAATTACTGGACACACAAAGACTGGAGACATCATTATTAAGTGAACGTGATGTGCGTGGATTACTAACATTTAGAACTGAGGCCGAACTTAAAGAATTGAGCTATAGATCAAGTGTCAGGAATGCGGCAAAGATGAGTTTAGGGTCAGTTGCAGTATCAAAGCATATGAAATTAAACTTCATCGAAAAGGCATTACGTCAAGCGCACTTAATAGCACCATCATTACGTGAAAAGAGAGTATTACCATCAAAAGAACAATCAGAGAGACATACTGGCTTTAAGATAGATCGAATGAACATAAGTTATAGCTTTGAGACTGACTATACAATGGTTTTACCAGTATCAAATGAACCCGGTCTTAACATGTTCATCCTGTACAGAAATGACACGAAATTATTGGAGTTCAAGCAAAACTGGCATCCGTTCTACTACATGCCAATACCATATAGATATTTACTATCATTGTTAGGCGTCCAAACATCCAGAGAACAATTATCAACAAAGAATTTCGTTGCATCATTCTCACCACATGAATTTAGGTCTGATTTGACAGCGGAAGCAGTCATGGAAATGATAAGAAAATGTCCACAACAATATGTAATACCATTATTGAAATTGATCGGTTTTAGTGAAGAAAGTGCAAACGCGCTGGCTTTGAAGGTGATACAAATACCAGCATTTATGTCGCTAACAAAGGCATCGGAATATGCATCAACACCAGATGTCGTAAAATCCTGTTCATCGATAAACATAACAAAATTATTAAATTATGTATGCGATGAACGTGTACTAGCGCTATTGAACTCTTCATCTAATACTGACCTACGAAATGTGATTCACTCAAACTACGCAGCACTACTAATGGATGAAATAAGTGTAGCATGTGCAACGCAACATGAACACCCAATTACAATTAGAATGCCTGTGGTGATAGGTTCAATGATCTAATTCTTAGTGTA